GCGTCCTGGACGGCCGCGAGGCGGAAATCAAGGCCTTCCTGGCCAAGGGCGTGAGCAAGGCCTCCCTGGCGCGCATCGTCGACGTCTGCCCCAGCACGCTCATCCGCTTCATCCGCTCGCGCGGACTCGCCTAGACGGCCGGACCGCGGGCCTCCGGGGCCTGCCGCCGGCGGACGGACGCCGGAATTCCGCAACACGGCATCCGGTCCCTGCGGGCGCGGAGGCCCGGCCATGAGCCGCCGCGCCGCCGCGCCGTCCGTGGGCGGAAGCCTGCTCAATCCCTTCCTCGTCCGCCTGCGCGAGCAGCTGCCGCCCACGGTCGGGCAGCTCGTCACCGCGCCGGAAATCAGCTACCACGACTTCATCGTGCAGTACGGCTGGCCCGTGCTGGAGCCCGGCCGGCAGTTCATCGACGGCTGGCACATCGGCGCCATCTGCGAGCACCTCGAAGCGGCCATGCGCTTCGAAATCAAGAAGCTGCTCATCAACATGCCGCCGCGGCACTGCAAGTCCATCGCCGTGTCCGCCTGCCTGACGCCCTGGGTCTGGACCTGGGCCCCCATCCGCCGCTTTTTCTACGCCTCCTATGACGCCGGGCTGTCCCGCCGCGACTCGCAGAAGGCGCGCGACATCATCGAAAGCCCGGCCTACCGCGAGCGCTGGGGCGTCCGGGTCACCATCAAGACGGACCAGAACGAGAAGCACAAGTTCGAGAACACGGCCACGGGCGGCCGCTTCGCCACCTCCGTGGGCGGCCGGACCACCGGCGAGGGCGGCGATTACGTGATCTGCGATGATCCACACAACGTCAAGGACGTGAGCCACGACCGGGACGCCAAGCGTCTGGCCGTGCTCGAATGGTGGCGCAACGCCATTCCGAGCCGGCTCAACGACCCCAGGCACGGCTGCTTCATCATCGTCGCCCAGCGCGTCCATCAGGCCGACCTCTCCGGCGACGTGCTGGAGCGCGAGGGCGGCGACTGGGTGCATCTCTGCCTGCCGGCCGAATACGTGGGCAGGGTCTACGCGCGTACGCCGCTCGGCTTCGAGGACCCGCGCACGCGGCAGGGCGAGCTGCTCTGGCCCGAGCGCTTCGGCCGCGCGGAACTGGACGCCATCAAGGCCGGCATGCTGGAAAGCGAGTACCAGGGCCAGTATCAGCAGGAACCCGCGCCCCCCGGCGGCGACATCTTCAAGTGGGAATGGTTCAAGACCTTCGCCTCCGGTGAAACGCCCCGCTTCGAGCGCGTGGTGGACTTCTGGGACACGGCGCAGTCGGTCAAGGACGCCTCGGCCTACTCGGTGCGCGAGCGCTGGGGCGAGGCCGCCAACGGCTACCACCTCCTCGACGTGCGGCGCGAGCGCCTGGACTATCCGGCCCTCAAGGCCGCCATGGAGGAGGACTACCGGAGCGGCCGCGCGGACGCCATCGTGGTCGAGGACAAAAGCTCCGGCATCAGCGTCATCCAGGACTTGCAGAAGACGACGCAGGTGCCGGTCATTCCCTACGTCGTCGGACGCGACGGCAAGGAGACCCGCGCCCGCGCCCAGGCGGCGACCGTGCAGGGCGGCAACGTGTGGGTTCCGGAGTCGGCGCCCTGGCTGGACGCCTTCCGCGATGAGACGGTTCACTTCCCCGGCGGCAGGTACAAGGACCAGGTCGACGTGATGGTCGAGGCCCTGGACTGGTTCCAAAACGGCTCCGCCCTCACCCAGGGGCGGGACATGAGCTAGGAGGCGGGCATGGAGACACTGTTCATTTCGGCGCTGGACATCCACCGCAGCAAGGACCCTTTCCGTGCGGAAACGCTGCTCTGGCGCGACAAGACGGCCAAGACGCTTTACCGGCGCGTGGTGGGCGGGCTGGCCTGGCCGCGCGGCTTCCGTCCCGGCGCGCTCGTGGTGCTGGCGGAACGCGCCGCCATCGCCCCCGGCCAGCAGATGCGCGACGTGGTCGTCGCCGCGGAGTTCACCGACGCCGACCCCGGCCAGCTGCTGCGCCGGGCCAGCCTCTGGGGCGACATCCTGAACTGCCGGGCCTGGATGACCCCGCTGCGCGCGCCCGAGGTGCGGCTGGCCCTGGACTACAACGACGAGCGCCGCCGCCTGCGCCTGCCGCAGCTCGACATGGCGACCCCGCCGGCGATGGTCGGCAGCCGCGACTTCGTCGCCTATGACCGCCTCGTGGAGCGCCGGACCATGAGCGCGAAGACGCTGACCTATGGCGACGGCTCGCAGGTCGCCAGGGAGTACAAGGCGCGCGACCGCGCGGACCTGTCCCGCCCGGTGGAGACGTTTCCGCTGCTGGCGGCCTTCCTCTGGGCCCTGGCGTCCATCGACCTCGGCCCCCTGCCCATGGCCGGCGGAAAGCCCCTGGGACGGCGCACGCATGCCGCCGACAGCGTCGCGGGGTACTGACATGAACGCAGGCGAAACCCCGCCGGCCGCCGGCATCGTCCGCGGCTATCGCGGCATCCGCGAGCTGCTCGGCGTGAGCATGGACACGGTTTGCGCCCTCGTCGGCTACGACTCCGGCCGTGAACGGCCCATCCTCGTGCGCGCCACGCGCGGCAACCGGGCGTCAATCCGCGCGACGGCCGTCGACGTCTGGCGGCTCTACCGCGAATTCCAGGCCGCCGCCGACGCGGTGCAGGAACCGCCACGGCAGTAAGCGGCCATCTCCCCTTCACGGAGGGGAAAACGGCTTCGCCGGAATAGCGCGTTTTCCCCTCCTGACGCGGGAAACCGCCGGCCGGCCGGCCCGTTCGAAAATCCGTCAAGCATTTTCTTCGTTACCCGATGTTACCCGACGTTACCCGATGTTACTCGCCCCCCTTTCCCGCCGTTTTCCCCGAAACCCCGTGCTAGCCTCCTGACGTCTGGCCACACCCCTGCCAGCGGACCACCTGAACCGCCAGGGCCTGGCGACCGCCACTCGCCGGGCCCTGGCCCAAAACGGACGCACTGGAGGACGGCGCATGACGTTCAGCCCGCTTGAGACAGTCCTCATCACGATTCTGGCCTCGCTGGTGGTGGGCATCGTGGTCAACTGGGTCTCCGGCAAGTCGAAGGTGAGCTGCGCGGACTGCGAAAAGCGGCATCAGGCCGTCAATGACGAGCTCGGCAGCATCAAGGACAAGGACCACAGCGACCACGCGATGATGCTCCGGATGCTCCGCTCCATCGTCACCAACATGGAGCTCCCCAACGAGAAGAAAGAGCAAATCCTTAACGACACGGGAGGTTCGAAATGAGCGGTCTGGATGACATGGAACGGAAGGCCGAGGCCGAAGCGCAGGCGGTCGCCGCGACCGTCTCGGCGGAGGCGAAGAAGTACCGTCGCTACCTGCCCTGGGTCATCGCCTGCGCGTTCCTGGCCCTGGCGCTCGTCTTGAGCGGCGTGCTCGTCGATGCGCCGCAGGTTCTGCCCCAGCTCTTCGGCAAGCTTTTCTCCGCAAGCGTCGGCCTCGTGCTCGGCGCGCTGGGCTACGAGAAGCTGATGTTCCCGTACTTCCGCCCGAGCAGCTATCTCACCCAGCCCTGGACCCTGAACATGATTTTCAAGGCGGAGCAGGCGGACCATGAAATCGTGGCGGGCAAGGAGACGCTGTTCATGCTCGCCTGCGTGCTTAAGACGCTCACCTGCGGCGCCTTCATGTACATGGTGAGCCTCGGGAACTAGCCATGCGGCGCGCGTCCGTCATCCTCGCAACCCTGGCGGCCGTCCTCTGCGCGGCGCAGGCCCTGGCCTGGGGCGACATCCCGGCCCAGGCCGGACGCTACAGGGAGCTGGTGCGGCGCGTTGCGGTCCGGGAGGACGGTCCAAACGCGCCCGTGGCGCTCTACGCCGCGCAGCTCGCGCAGGAATCCGGCTGGAACCCGCAGGCCGTCTCGCCCGTGGGCGCGCGCGGCCTGGCGCAGTTCATGCCGGGGACGGCCCGCGACGTGGCGCGCCAGCGCCCGGACCTGGGCCCGGCCCTGCCCACGAACCCGGTCTGGGCCGTGCGGGCCATGGTTTACTACGACCTCCGGAATCTCGGCCGCATCGAGGCCCGCACGCCGACCGACCGCTGGGCGCTGGCCCTGTGCGCCTACAACGGCGGCCTGAACTGGGTGTTCCGGGACCAGTCGCTGGCCCGCCGTATTGGCCTGGACCCCGGCTGCGTGGAGTCCGTGAGCCAGGTCAACGCCGGCCGCTCCGCCGCGGCCAAGCGCGAGAACGACGGCTACTGGCGGCGCATCATGCTCCGCCTCATGCCCGCTTACGAGGCTGCCGGGTGGGGCAGGGGGGTGCGCGATGAGTAGCCTGCCCGGAACGTCGAACCGCAGCGCAATCATCGCCCTCGCCGTCGCCCTGGCCCTGCTCGCCGTTGGCGTCGGCGGTTACTTCTGGGGCAGCCGCAGCGGATACGACGAGGCCGCGGCCAAGGGCAGGGCGGAAATTTCGGCGCTGCGCTCCGAGTATGCGGAGGCCAGCGCCAACGCGAGCATGGCGGCCCTGGCCAAATACGAAGCCCAGACGTCGGCGGCGAACCGCGTCGCCGGGGAGTTGGCGACAACCCGCGCCGCGCTGGCCAAGTCCGACGCGGCCCTCAAGAGGAGCATCGACCATGCCGTGGCGGCCGTTCCTGCCGATTGCGTGTTTGGCCCTGATTTTGTCGGCCTGTGCAACGAAGCCTTCTACGGAGTTCGTGCCGACGCCGCAGCCCAGGCCGATGATTCCGGCGGAACTGCTGAAGGAGCCGCAAAAGCCGGAGCCGCTGGCGCCGGGCTACGCCGCGACGCATCCGTAGCCGACCTCGCGGTATGGCTGCGCGCCATGGGCGGCTACACGCGGGACCTGGAGGCGACCTCCGCGGCGCGCCTGACGCTCCTGAAGGAGTGGGCGCGATGAACGCTTCCGGCGCGATTCAGAACCTCGGGCGGCAGTTGCGCGCGGAGTTCGATGAGAACGCCGCGCTGCGCCGGCCCTTCGAGACGCGCTGGATCGACGACCTGCGCCAGTACATGGGCGTGTACAAGCCGGAACTGCTGAAGCGTCTGGAGGAACAGAGACGCAGCACGCTCTACCTGCGCAAAACCAAGGCCAAGGTCGATTCCATCGTCGCGCATCTGATGGAGCTGCTTTTCCCGCCCAAGGGCGAACGGAACTGGGACATCGGCCCCAGCACGACGCCGGAGGTGCATCCCCGCATTCTCGCCGCGGCCGAGGCCAAGGTGGAGGCTCAGCTCGGACGTCGCATGGAGCCCCAGGAACTGCGCGACCTGACCCTCTCCCTCGCCGTGGACGCGGCCAACGCCATGGGCGACGAGATGGAGATGCAGCTGGCCGAGGGACCGGGCCGCAAGTCCTACCGCACCACGTGCCAGAGCGTGCTCTTCCAGGGCTGCCACTATGGAACGGGCTGCCTCAAGGGGCCGCTCGTCGAACGCAGGCGGCGGGAGCGCTTCAATTTCGTCGACGCCGAAACGGGCTGGGCGCTCGGCTCCGATGAGGGGCCCCTCTGGCCCTACCGCGAATTCGTAAGCATCTGGGACATCTATCCGGACCTGACGGCCGTTTCGCCCGAACATCTGCGCTTCGTCTGGCAGCGCCACCTCAAGACCCGGAAGGCGCTGCTGGAGCTGTGCGACTGGCCGGGGTTCGACCGCGCGGCCATCCGCGCCTACGTGAGCGAGAAGAAGGACGGCGACGCAGAACTGGCGTGGTACGAGACGGAAGTGCGCCAGACCAGCGGCGACGAGGGCCGTCAGGTCCCCTCCGCGCTCACGGGGAGGTACCGGCTGCTGGAGCGCTGGGGCTACCTTCCCGGCAGCTCCCTCGCCGATGCGGGCGTCGGGGGCGTCGACGCCGCGGAAGTCTATTCGGCCAACGTCTGGCTGCTCGGCGACACGGTCGTCAAGGCCGTGCTCGCGCCCATCGAGGGCGTGGACATCCCGTACCACTGGTTCTTCTACAGCAACGACGAGACGGCCTTCTTCCCGGAGGGCATCGCCAGCATCATCCGCCAGCCCGAAAAGGCCTTCAACGCCTCCATGCGGATGATTCTGGACAACGCCGCCATCTGCGCCGGACCGCAGTTCGGCGTCAACATGAGCGCCCTGCACGAGGGCACGGACCCCGACGAACAGTATCCGTTCAAGACCTGGAAGTTCAAGGGCGGCGACGACCTGGGCAGCGCCTTCCAGGTCTACAACGTGGACTCGCACATTCAGGACCTCTCGGCCGTGGCCAAGCTCATGGCCGACTGGTCGGACGAGGTGACCACCCCGCGCTTCATGTCCGGCGACAGTCCGACGCGCGGCGCGGCGGAGACGGCCAGCGGCCTGTCCATGCTCATCGGCGCGGCCAACATCACCCTGAAGAACCTCATCAACCACTTCGACGACGGCATCACGCGGCCGTTCATCACCGACCTTTACTTCTGGAACATGATGTTCAACCCGCGCGACGAAATCAAAGGCGACTTCGTCATCTCCGCCACCGGCACAAGCTCGCTCGCCGGACGCGACGTGCAGGCGCAGAACGTCATGCGCGCCGTGCAGTTCAGCGAGAACCCGCGGTTCAAATACTTCGTCAAGGACGACGACCTGGCCGAGGCCGTGCTGCACCTCCTGGACATCGGCCCGTCCATCATCCGCTCGCGCGAGGAGGCCCGGCAGGCGCGCGAGGAGGACCTGCGACAGCAGGCGCGCCTCCAGGCCGAGGAGAACGTCCGGGCCGTATTCGACGAGGCCACGAAGCGTGGCCTCCAACTGCCGCAGGTCGCCATGAACATGCTGGCGGCCGGGGCCGAACAGCTGGGCTTCAAGCCCGCGCAAGGGGGACCGGAAGATGAGCGAATTGACCAACATGGCGCTCCCCAAGCCCAAGAAGGGGGAGAAGCCGCCGGACAGCCTGTCCGCCTCGGAGGCGGTCAAGCAGCCCAAGTACCCCTGGGGGCTTGAAATCCGCCTGGAGGACGCCGCCATCAAAAAGCTCGGCCTCCGGTTGAAGGACTTCGACACGGACACCGTGGTCCACATCACCGCCCGCGCCGAGACCACCCGCGTGAGCGAGGACGACACCGTGAGCGGCGGCAAGACGCAGAGCCTGAGCTTCCAAATCACGGACATGGGTATTGAGCGCGAGGGCGAGGACGGTTTCGCCGAAGGCTGGAGGAAGGGCGTGCAGGCCAAGGACGCGGCCCGGAAGGCGGCCGGCGGGAGCGGGCGATGACGGACGCCCGGGAGATTCTCGGCCACTGCCGCGACTTCGCCGGCGGGGAGGGCGTGCGCGCCGTGCGCGAACTCGTCGCCCTGCGCATCGAGGAACGCCGCGCGGTGCTGGAGCGGGCCTCCCTGGACCGCTTCCAGAAGACGCAGGGCGGCATCGAGGCCCTGCGCGAACTGTTGCGCGACCTGGAGCCGCGCCAGACGCGATGAATTTTGACGACTGACTGCCGGCTACCGCCGCAGGCGGCCCGGGAGGAGGAAGACATGAGCGAGATGCAGACGAATCCGGACGCGTCGCAGACCACGGACGGACAGGAGGACGAGGAGTTCGCCGCCGCCTTCGCCAGGGCTGCGGCCGAGAAATCCGAGCCGGGCAACGCTCCGGTCGAACCCGATGCGCACCCGGAACCGGATGCGCCGGAGCCCGACGGCGAGGAATCAGCCGCGAAACCTGCTGAAGATGAGCCGGAGACTCCCCACGTCCGGGCGCATGCGCCCGCCGACGGGGACGCGCCCGCGAAGGAGCCGCCCGCGGCCGCGCCGCCGGACGGACAGCAGCCTGGCGAGGAACTGAACGAGCTGCGGCGCAAGGCCCAGTTGTTCGACACCGCCGAGGGACGGCTGCGCCAGACGCAGGCCGAGCTTGCGGCCCTGAAGCGCAAGGCGGCGGAGCCGCCGGCCGCGCCGCAGTGCATGGCCGTGGAGGAAGTGCCGGAGGCTATTCGCGAGGACATGACGGCCTTCCTCAAGTCCAATCCCGAGTACGCGGAGGTCATGCTGGAGAAGTCCAGGTCCGGCGAGCGGCTGCGTCGCGCCCTGGAGGAATATGGCCCGGAGCATGTCCTCGTGGAGGACATGGCGGACCGCACGCTCCAGCGGCTCAGAGACCAGAAGGACCGCGCCGCGCGCGCGGCGAACGACGCCGAGGCCGTGGCGACGGAGCATTTCGCGGCCATCGGCAGGGAGCACCCGGACTTCGCCGCGGCCTATGCGCAGCGGCAGGAGAATCCCGAGGCCTTCACCGTCTACCGGCGGAAGCTGGAGGCCTGGGCCGAGGGCAAACCGGGCGCGGAGTACAAGCGCCTGGCCGCCGTCATGGACCACGGCACGGCTCCCGAGGTCAACCGGATGCTCCGCGAGTTCAAGGATGAACAGGCCGCCGGCGGCGAACGCCGGCGCGAGAAGCTGGACCGTGCGGCCAAGGCCGCCATGGTCCCCCCCGGAAAACCCAGTCCGCGCCCCTCCCTCGACGCTCCCGACAAGGACAGCTTCGAGGCCGGCTGGAACGAGCGGATCAAGGAAAAGAAATAGGAGGAGCACAGCATGCCTTCCACCGAATACGGCGACATCAGCCCGAACACCGCCGGCTACATCTGCCCGGATCTGCTGGAGCACGCGACACCGTTTCTCGTGTCGGAGCAGTTCGCGGACGGCAAGACCCTGGGCAAGAACCAGACCGACACCATCAATTTCGGCCGCTACAACCCGCTGGACTACACGCCCAACTACCTCGTCGAAGGCGTGACGCCGGCCGGCAAGAAGCCCAACCGCGACACCATCTCCGTGCCGCTGCGCGAAATGGGCGACTGGCTCGGCCTCACCAACAAGGTCGCGGACATGCACACCGACCCCGTTCTGCAGGAGATGGTCACCCTGTGCGGCGAGCAGTCGGGCGCCATGCTGGAGACGGCGCGGTTGAACACCATCAAGGGCGGCACCAGCGTTTTCTACTCCAACGGCGTCGCACGGGCGTCCGTGAACACCAAAATCAGCCGCGACCACGTGCGCCGCGTGGTCCGCTTCCTGGCCCGGCAGCACGCCCGCCGCATCACCAAGCGCGTGGCCAGCACGGCGAGCTTCAGCACGCAGTCCGTGGAGCCGGCCTACGTGTGTCTCTGCCACACCGACTGCGCCGGCGACGTCCGAGACATGGCGGGCTTCATCAGTGTGAAGGACTACGGCGGCGGCTTCGTCTACCCCACCGAAATCGGCGCGGTGGACGAGGTGCGCTTCGTCAGCGTCCCCCTGCTGTTCCCCTGGGCCGACGCCGGCGGCGACGCCGGCACGACGATGATTTCCACCGGCGGGACCAAGGCCGACGTGTATCCGTTCCTCTTCTTCGGACAGCACGCCTTCGCCACCGTGGCCTTCAAGGGCCAGAACGCGGTCACGCCCAAGGTGCTCAACCCCGGACCGCCGCGTGAAGGCGACCCCCTGGGGCAGCGCGGCAGCGTCGGCTGGCGCACCTATGTCGCCAACGTCATCCTGAACGACTCCTGGCTGGCGCGCCTTGAGGCCGCCGTGAAGCTCTAACGCATGCACACCGGAGGGGAGAGCATGGCTGCCAATCAGAACGCCGAAGCCAAGCCCGCGGAACAGGATTCCGCGGACAAGCAGCGCATCAAGGAGCTGGAGGACCAGCTCGCCGCGGCGACCGCCAAGGCGAGCGCCGCCGAGGCCGTCGCCGCGCAGGCGAATGCGGCCGTGAAGCAGGTGCGGGAAGCCGCCGCGCAGACCGCCAAGGCCGAGGCCGTGGCCTTCCAGGAAGTCCGTAGCGACGCCAGAATCAAGGTCAAAATCCTGAACGGGGCGGGACCGCAGGGCCGCAAGGCCGTGTTCGCCTGCGTCAACGGCCAGGAATACATGATCCCGCGCGAAAAGGAGGTCGACATTCCCAGATGCGTCTATGCGGCCCTCCTGAACGCCAAGGACTTCGACCCCACCGAGGGCGTCGAGGTCGCCCGTCACAACGTCCAGGTCATCATCTAGGGGCCGGACATGCTGGCGTCGGAACTGGTGGTCGATGTCGCGCGGGACCTGGGCGACTACGAGTCCGGGCATGAGCACGCCCGCTGGCCGGTGGAGGACCTGCTCGGCTACCTCGCCGACGCCATGAGCGTGGTCGTGCTCCTCCGGCCGGACGCCGCGGCCGTGACGGTTCCCGTGCTTCTGACCGCCGGCTTCACGCAGCAGCACATCCCCGCCGACGGGGCGCGGTTCCTGGGCGTCGTGCGCAATATGGGCGGAGACGGGCGGACGCCCGGTCTTCCCGTCTCCGCCATCTCACGCGAGGACTTGGACGCCGCCAATCAGAACTGGCACGGCGACCCTACGGCCGTCAGCATCGACCACTTCGTCTTCGATGACGCCGTGCCCACGGTCTACTACGTCTCGCCGCCACCGGCCGGGGACGTCTGGGTGGACCTCTCCTACGCCAAGCTGCCCGGCCGGCCGGCCACGCAGGACGCCGGGCTGCCTCTTCCCGACATCTGGCGCGAGCCCCTGCGCGAATACATGATGTACCGCGCCTACACGCGCAATGAGTCCTCCATGGACGACATTTCCAAGGGCGAGCGGCATCTCACGCGCTTCTTCACCGTGCTCGGCGAGGAGAGCAAGGCCAAAATCGTCTTTTCGCCCAACTTCAACGGCGGAGGGCCGACCCGATGATTGGCGTCGGCTGGCGCGACTTCGTGCCGCTGGTGCGGCTCTCCACGGCCAAGTGCCCCATTTCGGCCATCGTGGCCCAGCTGCGCGACGCCGCGCGCGAGTTCTGCGCGGCCACGCGCTGCTGGGCGCACGTCTCCGAGGCCTGCGGCCTGCTCGCCGGCGAGGGCGTCTACGGGCTGCGTCCGCCCGGCCAGGCCGACGTGAGCGCCGTGCTGACGGTGCGCGCCTGCGGCGCGACGCTGCTCCCCCTCACCCCGGACCAGTGGCGCACCCTGGAGCCCGCCACCCACCGCCATCCCACGCATTTCACCGTCACCGAGCCGGGGCTGGTGCACCTGTACCCCACGCCGAACGAAGACGTGCCCGCCGCCCTGGTGGTGACGGCGGCCCTGCAACCTTCGGTGTCGAGCGCGCAGGGGCCGCAGTTCCTGCTGACCAAGTACGGCCAGACCATCGCCAAGGGCGCGCAGGCGCGCCTGCTGTTCATGCCGGACCGCCCCTGGTCCGACCCGCAGACGGGCGCGCTGCTGGCGCGCGAGTTCGCCGACGGCATGGCCGGCGCGCGCATCAACATCGACCGCGGCGGCGCGGATGCGCCCAGCCGGGTCAAATACCGCCCGTTCTTCTAGGAGGAGGCCCATGGCCAAAAGCAAATATCTCGCCAGGAAGCTGTTGGACCACGTTCTGGGCGTGCAGGCCTACCCCATGCCCGCCACGGTGTATCTGGCCTTGTTCACCAGCGTGACGGGGCTGGAGGACGGCTCGCTCGCCCACGAGGTGACCGCAGGCGGTTACGCCCGCGTGGCCTTCGCCATGCCGGCCGCCGTGGACGCCGAGTCCGGCGGCCGGAGCGTCAGCACGGCCTCCGTGGACTTCGCGCCGGCCACGGCCGACTGGGGCGCCATGCAGGCCTGGGCCGTCATGGACGCGGCTACCGGCGGCAACGTGCTGCACTATGGCGCGCTGCCTCAGTACGGCGACCCCGCCGAGTACAAGAAAATCTGGACGGGCGACGGCTTCCGCGTCCGCGCGGGCGACCTCGTCATTTCCGAAAAGTAGGCGCGTCATGCCGGCCCTGGGAACCTGTCTTGTCGGCACTGCGCCATTCGCCGGGGAGCGCCCGGTTGAGGCGTCCGCCTCGGGTGCGGGCGGCGCGGCTGCGGCCCTGTCCCCCGCCGTCCTCATCGCGCCCGACGCGGTGCTCATGGGGCAGTGCGAGGGCGTCCTGCGCGGCGTGGCGACGGAAGCCTCCAGACTGCTGGCCCTTGGCGCGGCGGATGCTTCCGTGCCGGGCCTGACGCCCCGCTCGTACAGCGCGACGGCCCGGGGCGCTGCGGATGACTTCGTTCTGGCCTCCGCGCTGCTCTGCGGCGCGACGGCCGGGGAGGGCGCGGCCATGGCCGCGCTTGCGGGCTTTCCCCTGTATCTCGGCGAGGGCGTCCGGGTTGAATTCCGCGACGTGGACGCCTTCCCGCAAATCACGTTCGGCGAGGTGTTCCGATGATTGAGCTTGCCAACAACGCCAGTTCGTCTCTCGTGGTGGCCATCGCGGCCACGGACACGGAGGTGCAAATCCTGAGCGCCGATGCGTCCAGGTTCCCCGCGCTGGAGTACGCCGGCGACGTGTTCCCGCTGCGCCTGCGCGACAATGCCGGAAACTATGAATACGTGCTGTGCACCAATCGCGACGGCAATCGACTCACGGTCCGCCGCGGCCAGGAGGGCACAACCGCCCTGGCCCTGGCCGCCGGCAGCAACGTGGAGCTCAACGTGACCGGCGGGGCCTGGGACCGCCTGGCCGAAAGCCGCTGGGTGCGCCCGCGCGACGCCGGCCGCAAGGTCTTGACGCCCACGCGCGCCGACGCCGCGAGCTTCACCCTGCCGGGCGACCTCACCGCGGCGTTCCGCGTCAACCGCGCCGTGCACCTCTTGCAGACGAACGAGGCGTACGGCTACGTCGCTTCCTCCGCCTGCGCCTCGGGCGTCACGCTCGTCGCTGTGGCCGGCTGCGCCGTGGACGCCGGGCTGGCCCTGGTGGAGCTGGGCCTGGAGGTGGAGGCCGCGCCCAAGTATGGCAACGCGGCCAACGCCGACACGCTGGGCGGCAGCAGCAAGGCCGCGGTCGTGGCCGAGGCCCTGGCGGGCACCGCAGCCAATGCGAACCATCTGGCCGGCAAGACCGAGGCCGAGGTCGTGGCCGAGGCCCTGTCCGGCACCGCGTCCAACGCGAGCAAGCTGGAGGGCAAGACCAAGGCCGAGGTCGTGGCCGAGGCCGTGGGGGCGGTCAGCAGCCTGCCCGCCGGCGCGGTCATCGCCGCGGCCTCGGAAACCGTTCCGGCCGGGTACCTCGAATGCGACGGCGCGGCCGTCTCGCGCACCACTTACGCCAGCCTCTATTCCGCAATCGGCGTCATCCACGGCTCCGGCGACGGCAGCACGACCTTCAACCTGCCGGACTACCGGGGCCGGTTCCTGCGCGGCTG